CATTAAAGATATTAAATTAACAGTGGATAAATATTTATTTAGTTAATTTATAGGAGGCAGAATAAATCTGCCTCTTTTTTTATTTTTTTTTCACTCATATATTATCATCATGATAGTAGCACAGTTGCTATTATGTAGTCATTTTTTAATATACGGAGGAAAAAGAAATGACAGACATCAGAGAAAAAATTTTAACCAATTCATTATTTACTGGCGAGCTTAAACTTGCCAAAACATTTGAGATCGATTCAACTAGACTCAATGAATCTAAATTTATTAATGAAAAGAATAAGATTATGACTGATGTAATGCATTATATTGGATATGAATATGGTATGTCTAAGTGTGATGTATTTATTGAAAGAATGAATAATGCTTATTTTAATTTATTTAGAATAGAGCGTAATATTGGTAAATATGAGATTAAACAAACAAAAACTGAATTTGGGGAACTAAATATCGATTTATGTTTAAGAATGATATTTAAACATTTATACAAAAATTTTGATTTATCAGCATTTGGTAATTGGAATGCAGAATCAACCATGATTTATGATATTTTATATAATACTGCTAAAGGTGTTAATAAATCTAAAGCTGACTTTGTATTAAACGTAATTATTAGAATTGTAAATATGGAATTTTTTAATGCTAATTATGATAATTTGTTTAATACTAAACACAGATCTCTACCATCTAGCATGCCATTTAAACAACTAGCATTAGAATTATCATTAGTTGTAGATATTTTAAAGGATAAAAATAAAAGTTTTAATGCTACTAAATTATATCGTGAATGTAATAATCTTGGTGAATATGCTTTTAAATTAAGAGAAGAGCTAATAAAAATCATCAAGGATAAAATCAATCCTGAATTTTATTCAACTACTGTACATAGAACAGCTTCACTTGAAGTTTTAAAGTCTATAATTAATCTATTAAATTATGAACTAATTCATTTAGATTTAACTATGGATTATACACCTGATGATGTAAAGAATGTATTCACTAAAAATATAACCCTAATAAATCAATTCATTAATAAAGATATAACTGAAGAATGCGAAAAACTTAAAATGTTATTATCTGGTAAAGATGTAAATAAATATGAAGCTTCTAAAGAAATTAGATTTGTGGCTGAAAAGTATTTATCTTAATATTTTATAGGAGGAAATTAAAAATGGTAAATTTTGCAGATGTAGCAAATGGCGATATTTTCAAAGGTAGTATAAAATTAGCAAATACTCTGGATATAACTCCAGAGTATGCTAAAGAAAATCAGAAAGATGAAAAGAAGTTATTGTACTTCATAGAAATTCTTAATGCTATCGGTAGACGTTATGAAAAGTTATCTGATTTTCCAGGACTTAGACAAAATTGTGAAATATATGATTCATTAGTTAAACTTTTGAATGATGTTAACTATTATGGATTAAATATTACAGCTCATTATAATGGTACTAATCAAATAGTATCTCTGAAATTAGATTATTCTAATGATTTAAATCCTTTAATGTGTTTGGATATGGCAATCCATCTTATTTTAGATAAAGCTGGGTTTGGTCTTTTCGATTTTAAACGTATGGAAGAATTTATTCGAAGAGATGCTACACCAGAATTACTTAAAGCTAAAATTGTCAATATGTTAATCACTGGTGAATTATTTGTAGCCTCATATTCTATCTATGAATACAAAGTCTTCTCCAAAGGTATTGCTGATTTAATGAGCTTTGTTTCTGAATTTTGTAAAATTCCTGATAATGAATTTAGCACCAATAATTTAGTAAACAAATCTATCAATGATACATTATTAGTAGTACGTGCATATATTATTAATACTCTTAAGATTAGACTTGAAAATAATGCTGACTTCTATTTCATAGAAGAGATGGAAAAAACTTACAGATCATGCGAGCATATCATCAATAATGCATTATATTCAGTAGATGATGATAAATTTATCGAGTCAATAGTCTCAGTGCTAAATAAAGTATATGAAGAGAACTTTGATAAAGTATCTGATATTAAATTTACTGTAGAAGATGCTAAAGTTTCTCTAGGTCTACTTACTAAAAATTATCTAATCAGAGAAAAGATAAGAGAAGTATATTTAGGGATCAAACCAAATAATTTGTATGATAACTTTGAATAATCATATTGATTACTAAATATAACAAATTGACCCATGGGAATAACACCCATGGGTCTTTTATTTTTTTTTGTAAAACTTTAGTTTCTTACTAATATATTATTAATGTGAATATATGATGAGATATTTATATTATTTTATTAGGAGGGATAGCATGTTACATGTATATGTAGTCGAAGCATCTGGCTGGGTCGGCGGACAATTTATACATATGGCTTCTGATTATCATCAGTCTATAGACGACTGCTATGATGATTTATCAGAGGCACCTGCTGATCTTTATTTTGAAGAATTCTGTTATTAGGAGGAAATATGGGATTATTTAAATATTGGAATATTGTTGGCTCATTAGCCGATATAGAGGATTATGTTAAAACGTACGAAAACAATGAATGGAATTGCGAACCAATTCCATATAAAGCTGATGAGTATGGCCTCATTAGCAACAGACATAAAATGCCTGTTAAGAATTTTATATTTAGTGAGATTCTATTTGGTCATAATTCGTATAGTCAAATGGAGAAGATTGCGATTAATAAATTAAAGCAACAAAAGACATGTGACAATATCATCATGTACGTTACTGGATATACTCCAGCTGCAGTAGCTGCTATAAATGCAGCTAAGGATGTTGGATATAACCAGATCGTTCTAAAACATTTTGACAAGGATACTGGAATGTATCTTTGCCAATGGGTATACTAGGAGGTATATAATGAAAAAAGATATAATTATAATATTAATAATGCTAGTTATATCGATCCCTGGTATAATTATTACTCTAGCAAAGCTTAAATTAGCTTTGCTATTTTTACAATAAAAGGAGAAATTAAAAAATGAAAAAATATATAAATACAAAAAATATCATAGCTGTAATTGCTATTCTTATAGCAATTGTTGGCGGTGCAGTATATGCACTTTATGCACCTAAGGCTGATGCAGACACAACTGCATCTGTAGAGAAGAGAATCGAGGCTCAACAAAAAGTTGAGGCTGAGGCTGTTAAAAATCAAATTAAGAAAGTTTCAAATGAAAAGAAGATTCATGCAAGTGAATCTACGATCCATGTTGGAAGTCCAACTTCTAACAATACGCAATTTGGCCGTACGCTAAATGCGTATTGTTCTATCCCAGTACAGAATGATTCTGACTGGGCAATACTTATCACTGTAAAATTTACAGTGGTAGTGTATGATTCCGCGTGGAAGCGCGAAATCACACATGAGGAAGTTGTACAGAAAGCCATTAGGGCACACACTTCAGATGTAGTTGAATTCAAGAAGTCTTACCCTACCGCAGAATTCGTATCTGGTAGATACGATATTACTGAAGTGCGCGAGATCTTCGGGAAAGGAGTAAACTAGATGCCAGATTTCGGAACAATATTAGCTATTGCTAGCATACCTATGCTAGCGATAATAATACTATCTATTGATAGATAGTTTAATAAATAGGAGATGGGATAAATTCCCATCTCCTTACTTTATTTTTTTTTGTCATTTTGAACACTCTATTAAATTAAAGGAGGTTTAATATGACTAAAGAACGAGCTAAGGCAGAAGAATTAATCTATAAGGTTATGGATGCTTTAGATAAAACTGGTAGTATGTCAAGATACTACGCCGAAAAATTTAAACCTATGGATGATAAAGAATTTCTAAAATATATTTCTAAGAAATTCCCATATAGATTTCAAACCCGTATATTCAAGATAGAACCAACTTTCGTTGAAATAGAAAAAGCAGCTAAGGTACTTGGAGTACCATTAATGGAAAAAGTATCCACTCCAGATTTATATAAGAATAAAGATGGAGTTCCTGTAAGTACTAAAGAAGCATTAGTTGTTTATATCCATTTAAAGAAAATGAAACAGTTCTTAACCAAGAAGAACTCTATCTCTACAAATATTACATCAAGAGATAATAAAACAGGTAGACTTGTAGGTCATGATAAGAATGGTGCTACATCTGACCGTGAAATGGAATCTCTAGTAGTATCTGGTATGGATAATACAATTCAAGAACTTGCAAGAGCACGTGCCGACTCTCCTGAAGCTAAGCAGGCAATGTATAATACAATTTCTGCTTTGGGAACAGTTTCATTAAAAGATATTCCTGAAAGTAAAACAGATGTGCTTTCTAAGAATATGATGAATGTCTATATGTTAGGGTCTCATATCAATACTAACTTGATTAATATTGATAATATGACTCCTCAGACTATAGCAAACAAGCGTATCTCGAGACGCAACTAAATTATTCATAAGCATTTTAGATGCAACTAACAAAAGAAATACCCCATAGGAGTTCAACTCCTATGGGGATATTTTTATTCATTTTAGACTACGGTATCGGCTACCCATAACTAGATGGGTAACCTAAGACCGCAGTCTCTTATAATTATTATTGAAAGGAGGTAAAATATGAATTAACCAAATTTTACGTCTAAATATACAGTAACTGCATATTTTTACTATAATGTTTATATTATAATTAATTATATATTATA